CCCCGCGCAGCATAGTAACCTGCGTGTATTTGGCAACGACACTTTGCCAGCCAGGACAGAAACAGAAGAGCCCTTGTCCCCGCTCATTTACGCGTACTTCCGCCCACTGACCCCTACGCAGTCAAATTGAGAAATGATATTCTCCAAGAATGGGCATTTGGGTTCGTCGATTTACATCGGCCAACCCCCCCCCAGCCTCACTGACATGATCCTTACATGCAGGAGAGGCAGGAAGCAGAAGTCAGCGGCCATTATTTGCCCGTCTGATGTCGAGACATCCAGAAGGATTCCGACCGAATCAGGCAATGGAACCCGCCTGCTGGTTTCTGATAGTGTGCGCAAAGCAAAGGTAATTTTGACCGACGCGGCGCGCGCTGCGAGCGATGCTAGCTCTGAGGCACTTCACTCTGCGAGTGAGTTTGCTTATGACCTACCGTCGTTCGACGCGGTGTCAGCAGTCTTGAGCTGCTGCACATCTCGTCGGGATAGGGACACAGCGAATAAGATGCATGCGAGCGTCAAGTGGGAAAGAATGCGCGGTAAGAAGCCTGACGATGTGCATTCCCACGCATACGCGGCAGCGGCAAGGATGGCATCCACGGTGACTGTCACCAAGGCAGCAGCTCGCATGCACACGAAGATCCACGCTGTGTCGGGATCGGTTCGTGAACAGAAGCAGGGATCGAGCATCGATCGCCGCATCTTCGGAGTTGAGGACTTGCGTCAAAAGTACTCAATGAGGAGGTACCGCGCGGATGAGATAGTAGCCTGTGTGGACACCGACTACTACTTGTCCGCGCGTGACTTCGCTCGGTACGCTGGCAACAAGATGATGTTGTCGACGATATGTCCGCAGACGATCGCCGGATCACATGAGAATGGGTTCTGGTATATCGATGGCGATAGCGTGTTCCACGAGAGCATTACCGGAGGGGCAAAATACGAGCATGCGCTGTGGGATTATAGCCATGACACCGTCACGATTTGCGATTGGTATGGTTTGAGGTTTTGGGTGTATGCTGTGCGTATCACTTACGACCCGTACATGCCACAGCGAGCGATCGTGTGCCTCTGCCCGCAGTCGGTTACTTACCTACCGCTGCGGCTGGTCAAATGGGTGACAACAAGGCTCCGCGGTCAGGAGTTCAAAACCCATCAGCTCGGACGACTCAAGGGGATTGAAGAAGGCGAGAAAGTCGTTTATGGCTACTTCCAACACGGAGGTGTCATGATGATATCACTTAGATTCAAAGTCCCGGATGGTAGCTGCGTGACGATACCAGTTGCCGCGTTTGAAGCGCTAAAGAACTCTGCGACGACGAACTCCTTTGTCGCCACCACCGTCGAGACATTTCTCAGGAAGTGTATTGGGTCGGTGCCGAACAGGGAGCAGATACTGATCCTAACCGCCGCCATACGGGATGACGTCACACACATCGATTTCGTCAACTACTCGATGCTGCGAAAATGTGACGGCACAGTAGCAGAAGAACCAAACCCCGACAAGGCGGGTTTGACGCTGACCGCGGAGCCACTGCTACCCCCGGCAACAATGCCGACATCGGATGACGTTAACGTTGAGAACGCGTTTACTCAACGCCTAACCGAGAAAGTCAACTCGGTCGTGCCAACACGAGCGATCAAATCGTTCTGGTATTCGTTCAACGCGATGTTCAACAAGATCGACAGCCTATGTGGTCTAGTCCCCTTGGACCGCCAAGAGGCAATGGAGAGAATGTCAACCGATGCCGCGCATAAAGCACGTCACGCGAGAGTCGACGCTTCCGGCTTCACGGAGAAACGTGACGGTAAGATAGATGTTTTCACCAAGGCTGAAGGTGTTGATGGTGCGCAATTCAAGAAACGAGGAGCCAATGATGGTCCCATACCGGCCGATACGATAACCGGAGCGCCGGCGCGCATCATCGCACCAGTCTGCGACAACATGCTTGTGGAGCTAGCATGTTTCATCATACCCGTGAAAGACGCCCTTCTACAGGCTTCGCGCGACGGTGACCTAACGTGGTTCACCGTCGGCATGAATCCTACCGAGATTGGCAACGCGGTTATGGTATATTGCATGACCGAACAGCAAGGAGTGGGACTCACCGATTTCAGTAAGATGGACGCAACGATAAGCGATTTCGTGCGTCAGATGTATGGCAATTTCCTTTGCGACCGTTTCCCAAAGGAACACCATGCTGTGCTGAAGTCCGCCCTCAGGAAACACCAGCATGTCGAAATGAAAGTTCCCATCGACAGGGAGCTTCCGAAGAAAACGATCGACAGCGGCTTCATGAACATTTCTGGGTCGTCGGACACGACTTTGCTTAATGTTTACACCAACGCGGCCACCGATTTCGCAGCAGGTAGAATGGAAGGCCTAACCGTCAACCAAGCTTTCGCGCGAATCGGTCCGAAATATGGTGACGATGGAATCACGAGAGCCAATTCGAAAGGAACGGCATCAGCTGATGCGATCGGGATGAAGCTTGAGATCGAGGAGGCCCCGAACGGCGCACCGGTTAAGTTCTTGTCGCGAGTTTACCCTCGTGCCGACTCGTCACCTTTCTCGATTTGCGAGCCGGATAGAGCCATATCGCGGATACCGGTCACAACGAGTGCCGACCCCGATTTTGGACTGGCTTGCAAGTGCCAAGGCTACATGGTCTCGGACCCACACACCCCGGTAGTGTCCGACTATGTGCGCGCTTTGTTCAGGGTTAAACCTGAGCTCAACGAGATAGCGTGTATTGGTGGCACCGCAGACGAGATGCGCCGGATCGAAAACGGACCTTACCCAGAACCGAGGGATGGAGACATTGAAGCGGCAAAGCTGTACGTCGCCCAGAAATTGGGGGTCGAAAACATCGACGCCATTATTGACGGTTTATCCAAAGCGAAGACGAAAGAGGACATTCGTCGCTTGCGCATTGTGGATATCAATCTTCCCGATACTGACGATTCCTTGCACATCGTGATGGACAAGGAGCATGCGCGTACCGTCAGGCGCTTCGAGAAACAAGTCAAGAAACCGCCCGTATCCAATGGGGCCTACAGGAAGGGTAGGCAACCGGCACCGGAAGCGGACGCTCCCGCCGAGCGCCCAGGGGATTGGATTACGATGATGGCGAGGCGGGACGCCGCACCAAGACAGCGTCCCGAAAACAACGAGCGGAGGTTAAGGAATAACGCTCGTTCCAAACACGCACCAGGTAAGGCTAATACCACGGGACGTAGCCAGTAAAACGGCTACGGGTGCGCGAAGCGATATAGTTCGGATTGGCGGGTGTCCCCGCTGGAGGGTTGGAGGCCGGGATATAAAGCCCCGACGAACCTTATCCCATCGTCCTTACGAACTACATCAACCAACAAGGTGGATATCAAAACTCATCAAGATGGGTGGAGGGGAGAAGAAGAGACCGGTTACACCGGGACGGAAGCAGCACCAGGATGCGAGGCGCAACGGAGGCAAACCTACAAAGAGGGAGTTGACCAACTGGTCTCGGATGTTGAGCTCGAAGCTATCAACGTTCGCGGACAGCCAGATTGGCCGCCACGTTATCGACCACTTGTCCAAAGCTGGACTCGATGCGGCGTTAGGGCATATCGGCTCACTAGCAACCCAAGGCATGTTGTCGCCATCACAGGGTGCGCTTGCGAGCAAGTTTGCTCGGAACCTCTGGACTGCTGCCGGACAGCAACTGAAGTCGTACTTGACTTCAGATCCCGGAAGTGCTGGAGCCGACCGGCAACGGCGTCGTGTAGTGGTGGACCAAGCTCAGAACCAAGCACGAGCGACGGGTGGGCGTGTCACGGTTGGCCGTGGGGGGTCTCTCAACACCGACCAGTTCTACAACCAGGACCAGTACAACGAGCATGCGTACAACATCTCGAACTGGCCGGAACCGATGGGGAACGGGCTTCTGACCAGGCAACAACAACTAAGCGAGTCCGCCGCCAACCAGCCGACCGTTGGTGTTGTTGGAGCAACACCGAGCAGTCGTCCCAATACGAGTCGTTCCCAGATTCCAAAGACAAAAGTTGCTTCTTCTGCTGCCCAAGTTGACGGTGCGATTAAGCGCAAGTCATACGGTAGAATGACAGCAGCCCCAGTGGCATTATCCACTCACCAAGGCGGTCGCGAACCGCACATCATCAACTTCGACAATGATTTAGGTCATGGGATTAAGATCACCCACCAAGAGTATCTGACGCCATTGTCGCCGCTTGACGCAACCGCTATCGGAACGGACCTGTTCCTAAATCGGTACCCAGTGAACCCGACCAACGCTGACCTGTTTCCATGGTTAAGCAACATGGTGTTGGGTCGCTGGGACCGTTTCCGCTTCGATAGACTCAAAGTCACCTTTGTGTCTCAGGTCGGGACTTCCACGGATGGAACCGTCATATTGGCGTTCGACCCGGACGCTTCCGACTACAACGAGTCCCTAACCGTAGGGACGACCACGCTATCACTCCGAGAGATTATGGCGTATCGGCACTCAGTAATGGACCGAGCATGGACTAACAACGAATTGGTCATCCCACGATCGAGCCTCAACGCTCTCACCGGTGGTGACGGAACGTTATTCTGCTCGCGTCCCATTTTCACAGGTGAAGACAGGGTTGGATTCACGGTCCCAATGAACGAGGACCCAGGATCCTTCGAACACACCACATCAGCGGGCGCGCTTTTCATGGGCGCCACCGGGCTGTCGCCGGCCGTGGCACCAGGTCTGATAATGTTGGAGTACAGCATCGAGTTGTACGCGCCAGAGCTGGACGCGTCACAGGTGATGTCAGCCGGCAAGTTATCAGAGCGTATATCGGGCACTGGGTTATCATCAACACAGCCGTTCGGCGACGGGACGAGTGATCGCCAAACCTTTGGATCGATGGACGTAGCGTGGATATTCAATGCGAATACCGTGCTGTTGCGTCGCATGGGCCGTTTCAAAGTAACGATTACAAGTACCGGAACCGGATTCGTTAATGGCACCTCGCTCATGGCCATCAGTCCCTCGACTGACATGACAGTTGTCTCAGGGTCCCAATCCACGCGCTGGTCCGGAACCGTGGTCACGACGACTACGTTCCTGATCGATGTGGGCGCCGCCACACAGTGGTTCACAGTGAGCTACTCGGCTGGAGCACCGGCTTCAGTCGCCACCACCGGCATCGATGTGGTGGAGTGGCCGCGTTTCTTTCCCGAGTCAGGGTGGTAGACGTGCCTATCGAGTTGTGCTTCGTGACGATGACGAGCACAACTTTCGTGGCCTTCCATCTGCGCCACTCGCAAGCAAGCAAGCAAGTTGAAAAGAAAAGGAAGATGATAGTACAACGGACAACGAATTCGGATCTCAGGCACCGGAGCCGGAACACGAATCCCCAATTGTATTATTGACCTTCGCAATATTCCCGAAAAACAAGC